AAATTAGGCATTGACGTATCTAGTCCATCCGTTGCCGCACCCGCTTGGTTCATTACGCCTTTAATGGAAGCAAACGAACCTAAAACTATTGCTAGTGCTTGGGCAATAAATAAAGGTGTAGCTACAAAAGCACCCGGACCTGTGGCTGTTGCAGATGTGGTTGCACCGGCTATTGCTTGCGACATTGCGACACCTTGGTTGACTAAGATTTGTGCTATTGCTAACTTCTTTTGTCCTTCTTCGGTTTTTGCCATAGATTGTAAAGCCTGGAAACCGGCCTGTACAACACTCATATTAGCACTTCTAATAGCTAAGGCCTTTGCTTTTTCGCGGTCTTCTATTTTTTTATTAGCCGCATCAATAACGTCTTGTTCTTGCTGTTTATACTTATCTACTATTGCCGCTTCTTTAGCATAGTATCTTGTTTCCATTTCCTTCAAATGAGCCTCAGCGCGAGCAAGTTCGCCTTCTTGATACATTGCTTGATTTTCTTCAACTTGATCTATGTAGTCAAGTTGTGCTTCTTCAAGCTTCATATATTGTTGCTCTAACGCATCAAGTTCTGTTTCTTGTTGCGACATAGTGTACGTCCTTGCTTGGTCGGCCGCTTCATTTATTTTACTTATTGATTCTCTTCTTGCTTGAAGCGTAGCTTCGTAAGCATCTCGTTTTTCTTGTTCCGCTAAGGCTATCGCGTCGGCTTCTTCTTTAGCTTTACGTTTAGCTTCAGCACGAATAATGTTTAACTTGTTGTTTAACGTCGTCTGCATTTCTGCGGATTCCGTTCTTATGTTTATTAAGTTAGCTTCTAATTGTGCAAGGTTGTCAAGGTCGTCTTCACTACTATCTGATTGAGCGGCACGTTCTTTCGCAATATCAAATTCTTCTTGTGCCTGAGCTTGTCTAGCGGCCATTAGTTCACGCTCAATATCAATAGCCTTTTGAGCCGCTTCAAGTCTTTCTTCTAAGCCGCGGGTTGTGTCCTCGGCAATCATATTGTATTCCTTAATCTGCGCTCTACCTTCAGCAAATTGCACGGTCAAATCTCTTTGGCTTACTCTTAACGCTTGCGTCCTTCGCTCTAACTCCGCCGCTTTTTTTATTGCATCCATCATTGAACCCGGAAGCTTTTCCATTTCGGCATTGTAAGCCGACACCGCTTCAGTTACCCCGCCAGTAAATAGACCAACAATAAACGCCCCCGCCGCTTGGAAGTACCCTGTCACCCTTTCTACTATTGCACCCAATGCCGCCAAGCCGACCTTCAACATTTTCGCACCCTTGTTGGTCTTCAAGAAGAACCCAACTAATGCACCAACAGCCACGACGATAGCACCAATCCCCGTACTAATTAAGGCAACCTTTGTAAGTTTTAGACCTTTGATAAAAACTTTCGTCCCTTGTGCGGCTTTTCTAAATCCACTAACAGCACCGCCGGTTAATTTATCAAGCGCACCAGTCGCCCCCGAAATACCTGTGCCTAGATTGTCAGTTGCTTTATCAATACCATCTATTTGTTGTGTGGCTTTATCAGCTCCTGTGACAACAACACCCACTTCAATTTTTTCAGCCATTCTTTCTCGCTTTTATTCCTTGACGTATTTTCTTAAAGAATCCACGAAAACCCGTGTCTTCATAATAACCATATAATTGAAGCGTATATGTATCTTTTATCACCTCGTGATGACGTGCAATTTGTAGTGTGTTCGGTATTGTTTTCCCGACGCTGTTTAAGTATTCAATCATTCTTGTTCTAGTGGTAGGTAATCTTCTGCTAATATGTAGCCCATATCTTCAAGAAGTAGAAGGTCGGTTGAACTTGCTTCTTCCGATGCTATGTCAATAAACGTAATGGAACAATCTAAATTCCAAGTGCAAACAGTAGAGGCGGGGCCGGTTACTCTTATTATTACGCCAAGGTTTTGATCCGTAAAACTTCCAGTCCCTTTAGTTGGCGATACCGTGACCGTTCTTGTTCCTGCGTCTGTGTCTTCTTGTGCAAAGTCTGTTTGTTCTGAACCCGTGACGGTAATTGTTCCGGCCACGTTTTTAGCCATAAAAGTCCACACCTTAAATGAAGTCGAACCTTGTGATCCTACACCGGATGTTGCTGAGTATTTGTCAGTCTGAACCGAAAGCGCACGGATTACCATTCGCGCCGTCATTCCCGATGGTAAAAACAAATATCCCGACGTGTCTGCTTTTCCTGTTGAACTTGCGTTGGCAATTGTGTTGCTGTATGTAGTGGCGTAAAGAACAACATTTTTTTGCGTGGTTGGGATTCCAGTTAATTCATTGTTGCCTTGAATAGAAACTTCACCTACAATTGGATTGAAGTTCTTTGATTGCTTGTTCTTATACCCGTAAACCCCACCGATGTTTGTTACTAAACTTTTACCATCCGAATAGGGTGTGTCAGGTAATATCCCGTCGTTTAATCCATTGCCCGTTCCCGTTGGTCCGGCTAACCACATACAAGCGTTTTGCGTAGTGTTCCAATTGTAGCCATTTTCGTTACAGCATATTTCATTTCCGCTTGATGTAGTTCCGTCTGTTGGATCGGTAAATATTACATTTCCATTTTGTTGAAAGCCCGTAATAATCAAAGCGCAATCCTGTTCGGGTTGTGGAATACTTTGCCCTTTGAAAGCGTCCAACTTTTTCAATAAAGTTACCTTAGTAGGCACGTTTGCAAATGGCTGATAGTTGCTTATTTTAAGAACTCGATAAGCTGTGTTCTTTATAATTATTTCGTCATTAAAACGGAAGTTGAATATATCAGTTGGCGACAGCATAATTTCACATTCTACAATTCGCGCTTCATTGCCGTAAATACTCATTAAAAATTGTTGATGGTATCTAGCAAAGTAACCCTCTCCGCTTGGGGTTGAACCGAACGTTGGATGCCCAAAAACCGATGTGGGTTGCCACTTCCACAAAGCCAAAGGTGAATCGGATTGAATTGGATCGCCGTTATTGTAGAACGGTAAACACAAAGAATACTTGGTAAATTCACTTCCAGAATTCCCAATCTTTATATAGTTCCCATTTGCAATATCTTTCAAACCATTGTAATAAAACAACTTCGGCTTTGCCGTTGATATTGGTCCGTTTGTGTCTATGCCATAGCCTCGATGAATTAAAACGTCGGACATTGGGCTTGGTGTCGTTCCGTTGCTTTCGGGAATTATCGACACTTGAAAGGGTGCAAATACTGGATTGTTTGAAAGTGTTCCAGAGGTAAAGTCATCACCCACTTCTTGACGATACTCGCCAATTACATAATTGTTTGATTCTTGAAATGCGGCGTTGTTTATACTATCGTCTTCAGCGTCCGTCAAGTAGATAAATTTATTGCGAATTGAATCCGTTGGTTTTATTGTAAACTCTTTAGAAGTGTCTAACCTATCGGTCCAATCTTTCCTAGCCCCGTCATTGATGTAGTCTTGCCAAGGCTGTATTTTTAAGGCTTTAGAATCTTCGGCATCAGCAACAACACAAAGATTAAATCTTTCGCATAAGTCTTTAACAAATGCGCTTTGCTGAAGGTCGGGCATATTGTTAGGTAGTTGTGCTATCCCGTTAGTCAATTGACTTGCGTAAATAGTCAAATATGTACCCGATGGTAGTATTTGAACGTATTGGTATGCATTTGACCCATTCATTCGAACTCTAAAGGTCGTCCGCATTTTTTGTCCTTCTTCAATAAACAAAGACCAATTAAAAGTGTTGGCTACATTCGTTCCGTTAAAACAAGTATATTGATAAGAAAAGTCACTCGTTACTCCCGGAACTAAAACACCATACTGCATTTGTGCGCCGGAATTTCCTATGATGTTTGCCGTATATCTAATGTTTATTGTTCCGTGATACCATCCTGTTGCAGGTGCTGTAAACCATAAATTCGTGGTGTCCCAGTTGTCCGAAGCATCAAACAGTGCAGGTGGATCGTTTGAAACTCCTGTTCCTGTGTCATCATTTAAGGGTAATTCTGTTGATACCCATTGACCCGGCGGTGAAGTTTGGTTTAATTGAAGCGGACCTGACGCACCATCGTTGGCGACGCATAAGCCTAACACCCCTCTTGTCGCGGTTGATTCTCTATCGGTTGCTAAAGTCATATAAAGCTTAGTCCAAGCGTCTGATGTTAAAAAGCTATTTGTAGTCAGTGTATAACCCGCTTGTGTAATAACCTTTTCAAATAGGTGTGCTACTTGAATACTAGGCTTAAACATAAAGGGTTCGATAAAATTGTTAGTGGCTAACCCTGCAACATTAAAGTCGTTATTTTCGTAATACAAAAAATTATATTCTCCACCCAAGCCGTAATCAGCAAGAGGAAAAATTACTATCCCATTTCCTACATTTCCAGTGGTAACGTCTAAACCTGGATTCCAAGAATTATATATATTTATGGGCGTAAGCGGAACGTCATAATCAATATCCATCGCATTTGATTTGATGAATAGGTCAATAAGCTTGCGGTCTTTGATTTCTTGGAAGATATTAGCTTCCTCACCAAACACAGCAACTTCGTATTCTTCGCTTTTAGTGTGTACGTTTTTAAGCTGAAGCGAACCTGTAATGATTGGAATACCATCAACACGAATTTCACAATATGTTTTTTTGTGTATGTTAAATACTGTTTGTGCTGATGCGGATGTCAGGTTGACATCATAATACAACCCGAAGAATCTTGAATTGTGATTTGTAAAAGGTAGTTTGAAAGTTTGCGAAAAAGGGCTATATCGACCCATTATGTCTTCGCCTTTGCTGACTTCGTAATTCAAAGACACACCGCCGGGTTGTGTTATGTCAAGCGTCCATTGATCCCCGACAACATCGGTAGCCAGTGTGGATTTTTGTTCGTATGCAATTAGTTCAATCATCAGTAACCTCTATATGTTCCACCTTTAGTTGTTGGTCTTTCTTTTGCGTTCTTAAACTTGATTTGATACAAGAACGGTCCACGCTCATTAACGTTCTTCTTAAAGAGAAAGTTTGTGTCTGTTATTACTATAGGCGTTATTGTCCCGCCTAAGAAACTTATTAAGTACACGTTAGGTGATAGCATTAGAGTTTCGAGTAGGTCAACTTCATCTTCATTCCACAAATCGCTGTGAGCAGTATATTCTTGATGTGCGTTTACTTTGGCTATCCTTAACCCCCCTTGGTCGCCTCGATAGTTGAAGTCTTGTGAAGCGTCAGCGGTGTCCCAATTACCGGGTACTTGTTCGAACGTCTTACGCTTTATTTGGTTTGTTTGCTTTTGACTTACTAGATTAAAGCTTTGATAATCCCAAGCCCCAAGTGAATTTTGCCACGCTAACGTGATAGGATTATACTGGTCAACGCCATACCGACAATCTGCATCTTTCACGGTAAATTGATAACAGCAAGAAGCCATATCTCCTGTTGTTCCGTTAGCGGGTACTGTGGTTGAATCTTGCATCAAAAAAACTTCGTAATAAGCAATAAGGTTTGGGTCAGCACTAAAGGCCGATGCGATGGACGCGACCGTTGTCTGTTGCGCCAAGTTTGCAGGACCAACCCCGATATATTGTTGTCGCTCATTATCGTTACTAACTGATCCCGGTGCTGTCCCACCGGACGAAGCGGCTGTGATAAAACCTGAAGCTGTAAGGACGTTGCTTGAATTGTATGTTCCTATCCACGCTGATACAGCCGTTGACGATGTTGGTGCTGTACCGTCCATTAAAACGCCAAAGGTTCTACAGTCCTTTAATGTAACGTCTTGATGTACAACAGGGACATTGCTTGCGGTTGTGCTTACAAAGCTACTATCGGCTTGGCGGTCGCTTAACACTAGTGAACTTTGGGTTTTAGGAATATATGCATCAAGCCAATTTTCGTCGTGTAAGAATTGCGGAATACCAGTGTCCCAAGTGGCGGGTGTTCCTTTAATGTTTCTTCTTAACCCCGCCGTCATTATGTAATCAATATATTCCCCGTCTATTTTATTAACAGCATCAACAACCGGATTGCCTGTAGCAGTTGCGGAATATTCTTGCTTAAAACGCATTTCAATCTTCCGGTAGTTCTCGCCATTGCTTAGTGACCAAGAATCGGCAACGACGTTAAGACCTAGAAGGTGAAGTGACTTATTGTATATCTGATTTGTTGAAGCGTTTTGGTCGGCTTTAGTTATCGCCATAAAGTCTTGCACTATTTGTTCGACCCTAAATACACCACACCCTTCAGTGTTAGGAAATACCTTTACCGTTGCGACTTTAGTTCCTGCAACATACCATTCAGCGATATAGCGAAATTTGTAATACGAACCACCGGAATATTCGGTTGAAGATATCACATACATTTGTTGTTCAAATACGCCGTGTACATCTGCGGTGCTTGGGCGTTGTCTTACGGTCATACTCATTTCACGTCGAGATTAGGGTTTTTTTGTAATGATTGTTTGATTGCTTCAGCCATATCTTCACCAACTGCAACGGCTAAAATGTTAAGGGCTTTAATTCTAAAACGCTTCCACGTTCCGCTTATAAATAACGACGGCTTCAAGCCCCTAGTCCATACCGCCCTAGTTATCGCAAACACTATCGACTTGCGTGGGACGAACCGACCTTGTGCGTCGCGTGTGCCTTGAATGTTCTTTTGTGTCGTCCATCGGTCAATCGCCCCTCTTAGTCCTGGCTTGCCCCTTCCACTACCAAACTTAAACGGCGAATCTGATTGTTTAGGAAAGATATTCTTTGAAGCACCTTGAACACCCTTATCAACGTATTCCCAATAGTCAACGTCGGGTGTTATGTTTACATACATCGCGTGTTGATTAGCCCCTACAAAAACCTTCATTGAATTGTAAAGCGCACCCGTGTTAATACGGCCTTGCATCTTCAGCGATGTTCTTGCGTTCTTACGCCAACGCTTACCGATGAACTCTAATGCCTTTTTAGTGTGCGTTGCCGGATAGCTTACACCACCTACTGTGAATTGTAGTTTAGCCATTAACTAAAGGGTGCAATACAAAGGTCGTTTTTATTCGACACCTCTATGGTTAGTGATCCACTCCATCCCGTCAATTCGTTATCGAACCTTGCCGTGAATGGTGTGCAAGTAATTGGTAGTTCCACTTTGTAATCGTCATCGACTGTGGTGTTCGTTGTTGCAAGCGACTGAATGAATTGATTCAATACATCGTGAAGTATTTGAAGCGTGTCCGAATAGACTTGATTCCTGTCGGTTAAATCCGGTTGAATCATATCGGCAACCATCAATTCAAGGTCATAACTCATAACACCGTTGTCGATGTTTGCACCAAGGATTTCACAATATAAAAACGGGTAGTCGGTTTGACCTAGCTTTTCAATATCAACTTGGTCTAAAGGACCGGCCGCAAAGTGCTGAAGCATCAAATGATTGTTCGTTATCGTTTGAAGTAGGTTCGTTATTTGGATATAAGATTTCATCGGTATTGTTCTGCGTCAGGTGACTTGTCTTGTCGGTTTAGGTCTTGTTCATAAGCTAAATATGTAAAGGCCGATTCTATTTCAATTAAGGTTGCATCTTCTATTTTTAAGGGATCGCCGCCTGCTAAATTGTATATAATAGAATACCACCCCCATTTTTGAGCAATTATGTTTGTTCCTGTTCCGCCTTTGAATAGCTGACTAAAGCGTTCGTTAAGGTTTCGGCGGTAGACAAAAAAAAATTGGTTGCTCCTAATACAACGTCCATCTTCAAGTCGTCCCAATAGTTAGGAAAAACAACAGCATCGTAGTCTTCTATTGTGTAGAAATCACCGCCTTCGGTTACGATTGGTCGATACAATATTCCAATGATTTCATTCAAGTTCTCAAAGTACCCACCATTGCAATAAGATTCTAAGTCAGCAAATTCGCCAACAGTTAGCTTTGACAGGTTAGGGTGAAAGCCATAACGCTTGCCTTTGTAGTCAATCTTCTTTTGAAGTTCTTGATTGTTTTGGTCGGGGTCTGTTACCTTGTTAATTACTTCGCCTATTTTATCTAATTCATTAAGCGTTAGTTTGTCAACAATTACGCTGTCTATATTACAAAGAATAGAAATCGATTGTGACATCCATTCCGTTGTGTCTTGTTCAAGGTCGATATTTGAGAGGTCACGATATTGCTTGACTGAAACATCCGCCATTGAATCGGGTACGATTATTTCCATTATGATATAAAGTATTTACCTGAATAAGGTGTTCCAATGCGATTGATACAAACGTACCTCACCGCATCGACTATGTGGTTATTATTATCGATAGGTTTCGAAAGCTGAACGCCGTCTTTATTTGTTTCCCATCGGTAGTTTCTAAATTCCTTTTGTGCGTTTAATGAATCTTTTAGTATATATAACTTATGGCGTTTCATTATGTCGATGCCTAAGCGAATACTATCAGGACCTTTCTTTGACGGCTTGACGTTATGCCCTAAGCGATGTAGTTCTTCAATCGACTTTGGTTCAGCACTATCGCAAATGATTGGTGTCCTGTCTAGTTCAAGCTTGTCAAGTTCCATACTGATATCCCTATTTGTTAGACCGGTTGAATAAAGGTGTTCCTTAATATACAAAGAATAGTCTTCACGCCAAACTGAAACGATTGCGGTTGGATCATTAGTGAACCCCCAGTCACACCCATACGCCACAAGCTTTGCCCGTTCTGGTATGTCATCAGCGACTTGCCATTGCGGGAATACAGCCGATACATTGACACCACGTTCACCAAGGCCATATATACGCCAATAGTTTTCGTCGGTTTCTCTAAAGCGTTCTATTTCGTCAATAACACTTTGTTCTAGGAATGGATTGTCAAGGTAGGTGGTTTGGAAGAAGTCAACGTCTTCGCGTGGAAGAACGTGTTCGTAGATCCAATGGTATTGGTCACTTGGGTTGTAACATAGGAACACCCTATCCGTGGTTCTTAAAATTAACTGACGAAAGTCTTCGAGTGATAATTCGTTACACTCACAAATGTACAACAGCGTTCTTTTACGTCCGCGCAATTTTTGTGGCTGATCGGCGGAAATGAACTCAACAAGATTACCAAACAAGGTATATGTTGCTTGTGACTTGTTGTGGTGTTCTTCGGAGTAGTTACCCCCCTTAGTTAGTACGTCGAAGAAGTCACGCATTACCGATGCCCTTAATGCAGGGAATGTCTTTCTAACTATTGTGATAACAATACCCGCACCCTTGTTCTTAAAGCACAATTCAATTAACGCTTGGCAAATAGAATAGGTCTTGCCCGAACGTGTACCCCCTTGGTGTACTTGAATCTTTGCTTTAGACTTTTTAACGTGGTAGTATGTACTCGGTTGCTTCAATCGCGAAAAGTAATTGTCGATATTCTTTTGCGGTCTTCGTCAGTTGCCGGTGGTACATTCCAGTACGGACTATGTAAATCCGGGTTCAGTCTATAAAACCAATACACAAACCATTTGTAAGGTTCTTTGTCAGCGTCGGGTTCTTTGTCGTATTCATTCATCGTCAAACCACTTAAAAGGCTTCGGTTCGTTAACTTCTATTTGTTGCTTCTCTACATACCCTCGGTGTTTGCCTTTGGTCTTCAAATAGAAGATGGTGCTACTCGGTATCTTGTTTTTGATTTGTTGGTGTAATGAACTTTCGGCAAAGTCAATTGCGCTTTCTTGTATGTCCTTAACCGCATCAGCGTAGTCTTCGTCTTCTTCAAGCCAACGATAGTGTGTTCGCCTTCCTATGTTACACGCTTTCGAGGCGGTGGTTACTACA